AATCAACAGTGTTAGTTGTAACAGTCAATCCACCTTCAGCACGATCATCAAGAATGATAAACTGGAATCCAGCTAGGCTATTTACGCCACCGCTAACAAGTGCTTTCACAGCTTGGTAGTCAGAAGAAGTTGCCTTCTCATCTTTCAAAAGACCGCCAAGTCCTGCACTGTTAATTGCGGCATACAAGTTAGAGTTAGGAACAGCTTGACCACGCAATGCTACTTGAGCATCAATAACCTTAGCCATAGTAAGACCAGTACTACCGTGTGCAACAGTAGAAGTAGGAGTGATTGCATCCATTGCATCAATTACTAACTGATCACTACGACGACCCAAAGCGCCAGCAATAGTGTCTGCCAACTCTTGTTTCTCGTCAAAGTTTACTTCAGCTTGGTCAAAGATGTCTGTGTACTCAGGAGCATTCCAGTTTGCAAGAGTAGCTGTTGCAAATGCATAGCTTATGCCCATAGGAACAACATCAGCAGAGGTTGCTTTTTGGTTAGCAAGTCCCTTGCCCATGTTACGGAATTTGTAGGTGTCGCCAACTACATTGTTACGGATTGTTACAGCAGGCTTCAATAGCCCTTTTTGCGCGTACGCGTGTTTTACCATACTGTCAAATTCAATCGACGCTACGGCTGATAGATTAGCACTCATAATGATTTCCTCGAAAAGAGTATTAAAAAAAGTTTTCAAGGTTTTTTGCTGAGTACCCAGTAAAAATGGTCAGCATTCAACCTAAATTTACTGGGCCTTTGGGAAAAGGGTATCCAGTGTACTGATTATACACCTTTTACCCTATATTAATCAATTGCCTGAACCGCCCCACGCTTCCATCATCTTTTGAATCTTGCGCTCGTGTTCTATATTTGTACTTCTTAGAAGGTTTCCTTGATCGTCTTTCTTAAACATCTCTGTCTCGATAGCTTCCCAAGATAGACCTTGAGGGTTATGACCTCCCTCCATTGGCAGTTTAGCAGGAGCAGTAGCTTGTACTAGCATCTCAACAAGTGCAATAGTATCTGCGCTAGTTACTAAGTCTCTTGCTTGCTCGTAAGTCTCTGGATCAAGGTTGTTCTTCATAAACCCTTCTACAGTCTTAATTCTTTCCTGAGCATTCTCTCCTAACTTCTCTAGCTCGTGTTCTTGATTAACCTCTTGCGCGGCATAATCTTGAGCAGACAATAATTCCCATGCTTCCCCAAACGCATCAGCACTCATGTTAGTTTTAGTAGCAAATGCTTCTAACTCTTGATACAAGGCATCATCGTTATCAATGCCTTCAGGGGGTATATAACCGTCTTTAGGAGTTCCTTTAAATCCACCAAACTTCTTTGATAACTCAGAATATCCTTTAGCTTGATCTGCTACAGACTTATATTTTGTATCTAGCCATTCGGGTACTTCACCAGTTCCTTTGATACCATCGGTTAAAAAATACTCACCTTCTGCAAGATCTGGTGTAGCACTGTCTAACAAGGTATCGCTTACAGCGGCTTGTTCTTCTGACATAACTTAGTCCTTATTTGATTTCAGCTTGTTTCATTTGATTGATTAAAAACTTAATTACCCCACCCTCACCATTGTGGTAAGCGGCTTCATAATTAATATTTTCTGAACCAAAAGAAGTATCGTTCTCATATACAAACCTTCTGGTCAGGTCTGCTAAGATACGCGCTCCATCATCAGTTGTAAAGACTCGGTGGTATGCTTGAGCTAAGTCGTTAGCATTACGCTTACGTATTTCTGCTTGTTTTTTAGCAACTTCTGAATCAGCAAGTTGATCAATATTTGACCAACTCATTGCATAGGCATCGGTGGTTGTGATGTCTTCATGCCAGCTTCTGCAGCTTGTGCCCCAGCCTGAATAACCTGTGCTTTCTCAGTAGGTGTTCTTACCAGTTCAGCAGGCATTCCAGTCTTAGACGCTACCCATGTTCCAAAGTCTTCTTGCTTGAATCCAATCTTAGCTTGATCAGGGCCAGCATTCTGTAAGACAAACTGTACTGCTTGTTGAACATTGATAATATCTTCAGCATCCTGTGCTTTAGCTAGAGGTGATAAGAACTTAATCTCAATATCACGGCCATCTAACTTCAAAGGCTGCAGTATTCCCCGACGTGTAAGGATGTGAACAACACGCTTGAGGATAGGAACAAGAACTTCTGTCTGTAAGCGACCAAACGCACTACCGATCCTCTTAGCTAACTCCCTAGACTCTATGGCTACCTCTGTCGCAGAACGCACAGCACCAGTAGGATCGCGCAGATCGTTAAACAAAGCACGTTTGATAGCAGTCTGTAGCTCCTGCATTTCAAATTGCGCCAATGCTAGGTTAGCACCAGTGTCTAATCTCTGGATAGAAGGGTTAGACGAGTTGTTAGAACCAACTGGAATAACAACCCCTGGGCTTATAACTATATTGTAGGGGTTAGTCACGCCATCATCTGTAGCTGTATACATACCTGACAGGTCAATAGCGGCTTTCTGTAGTACAAATTCTTTTACTTTGTTTAGTGAGCGTACATCAGGCAGTGCTTGTACAGCAGGGCCACGACCACGTATTTCACCAGAGACTTTAGAGTAACGACCAGTCACCCAAGGGCTTGAGTCACCAAAGTCTTCTTTCCAGCTTATACGATCTTCACCTTTAACCCATACGCAGCCATAGTATTTCTCAGACTTAGGCATATACACAACGCCTTCACTGAGTTCTACTTCTGCATCAGGTTGATTGTCTATTAAGTTCTGTACATTTTCTGAAGGCTTGAAGCCTCTCCACTGTCTTTTAAGGTTACGAGCTTTTACGTTAAACCTACGCCAGTGTGTCTCAATAGAACCATACGGCCCTTCTTCAAACGCAATACCTTTTTGTGGAATAGCGTTAAACACTATTGGCATATTCGTGTTATCAGTCTCATCAATACGTAACGTACCTGTACCGACTAACAGATCAAGAGCATGCTCATAGAACTGTGTAGCAAAGTTAGAACGGTTAATAAAATCAAAAACAATGTCTGCTTGTTCTTCTAAGTTTTTTCTTATGTCTTCTTCAGAGACATCAAACTCACCAGTCTCTAATGCCTTAACAACATTTAAAGATGGAGCAAAGGTTGCCCAGTTACTCCAGATAGGGGCGATGTTTTCTTGTAGCTTACTCGCTCCTTGTTGGATAGCTTCAATAGCAGTGGAGTCAAAGATACGATCCATTTTCTTTGAGCCAGCAGTATTAGAGTCAAACAAGTTTCTGTTAGGAAGAAAATATTCATAAGTATCATCTAATAGGTCATACCATGAGGCCATCTTGTTAAACGCCACAGACTCTCTTGCTTTTAAATCTTGTAATGATCCTAATTCTTTTGGCAGTTTCATTTATCTAGCCTTTCTTGTGGTAGTATTAGTTGCAGTATATCCTGCACCAGATCGTAACCCAGAGCTTCCTGTGCTACCTCCTCCAAAAATTCCAGACCCAGCCCCAGTAAATCCTCGTGTAACACCTGATTGTCCACCTGCACCACCAGCTTTTGCTAACAAAGACTTAGACCCTAGCTTACCACGAGCCAAGGCTTTTAATCTTTTCTCACTTTCTTCCATCTCTTCATCGAGCATTCTACTTTGTCTTTCTACTACAGCTTTCTCTTGTGCCGTAGGCTCTGGTGTTTTAGGCCGCTTCATGGTGACTCCTTAGATGCTTTAATAATTGATATGGCGTTAGAATGAAAGGATTGTTGATACCTAATATTTGTTTGGTGTGACCTACACAAGTATTAAGCATAAATAATGATCTTCTGCATTCTCTCGGTATATAACTTTTCATTATATATTTACCCTCGATTATACTCTTTTGGTCTAATACAGTAAATAAATCGACGCTTTTGACTGATTTTCCGTAGATAATGAAAGAATTTGGCGTAGGTTTGACAATATAACAGTGCCTAATGCCTTTTTTTAAGAATTTTGACCACCATCTTTGCTGATCATCCTCAAAAATTACATAAACTTTAGAAGACACTAACTTGTACTTTTGCTGTCACAGGTTTAGAAAACGTATCAGTACGTCTTAATGCGGCACGACCCTCGCCCTCACCTTGTAATGCGTACTCCAAAGCCTCAACAGGGTGTGAATATTCGTTCTTATCAGGCTCATCAGTGTATCTTTCCCCTGAAGTTTGGACTCTACGGTAGCAGAAACCACCTTGTAGACCCTTACGGATCATAGATGCTTTAGGTAGGACAATGAATCTAGGCTTACCATCCATACACATTTCTTTCATAGGGACTTCTAGTGCGGCTCTACGCTTCATAGGATCATTAGAGGCAGTAGGTTGGCAGGGAATACCTGCGGCTCGCATGATTTGGAAAGGTGTTTCAGAGTTAGACTGGTTCTTATTGTTACCAGAGGGATCACCCCATCCTTTAAACGTGTGATCAGGGTAGACTTCTTCGATGTATCTCTTAAGACTAGGGGCAAAGTCAACAGCACCAGAGTCAGTTAACACAACTTCATCAAAGCATACCCACCGTCCTATAGCGGTTCGCTGCAGGAACGCACAGGCTGGTGTACGTCCAAAGTCAAAGCCAAGGATAATAGGTTGATCTTTAGTAGGCGTAAACTCTAAGTGTTGACAGTGTACTGAATCAGTATACATAGGATGGACAGGTTTACCGTTAGACACAAAGCCGTATTCATTGGCTAGATTAACTTTAATCCAATCATCTGTCTTACCGTTTAGTCCTCTTTTATAGTAAGCATCAGGCAAATTAATTAAGTTTTCAGCGTTTTCGTTAATCTTCCAAGACTCGCCATCTTTAAATACACCACCAGGTTGCCTATAAAACGCCCATTCATCAGGTCTTTCTATCTCTGCTAACTTAAAATACCAATGATCTTCATCAGGGGCGTTACTATCTCCTATCATACCGTGGTGTGTAGGACGCACACCTTCCTTTGGAGAAGGGTATCTACCATGTCTAAGGTCTAACATATCTAAAACAGCCTTAGAATGCTCCTTAGTCTCGTTTAACCACACC